ATACTAACTTTTGCTGCTGACGGATCAAACTGGTACGGAAATTATGCTCAGGGATATGTACCTTAATAGGGGTTAATAGATGTTTGCTTATACAAAGTTAATGCAAGCAATGGCTGGTGGCTCTGTTGCTCCATCTAGCGTCAGCTATCTTGTTGTCGCTGGCGGGGCTGGCGGCGGTGGAAGTTATGCCGGCGGCGGCGGCGGCGCGGGTGGCTATAGAGAATCAACTTTATCGGTAGCAGGGGCAACGCCATACACAGTAACTGTTGGTGGGCCGGGTTCGGGTGGCGCTAATGGGGCAAAAGGTATAGTAGGCTCTAATTCTGTATTTTCTTCTATAACTTCTGTTGGCGGCGGCGGCGGCGCGTGTTCGGGTGCAACCGGCGGCGGCGCAGGTAATTTTGCACTTAACAGCGGTATGCCCGGCGGTTCGGGCGGTGGAGCGCAAAGAGATGGTGCTGTTGGCACAGGAACATCTGGACAAGGAAGTGATGGAGGTTCCGGCTTTGATGGTTATAACACTGTTACTAACGGAGGCGGTGGCGGGGGCGCAGGAGGCGCAGGAGGTAATGCAGTTGCTGTATTAAGTACCGCTAGTAACGCTGGTGTTGGTGGAATTGGTTTGTCAACGTCAATTTCAGGTTCGCTTCTATTTTATAGTGGAGGCGGCGGCGGCGGCGTTGACACTGGAACATCAGCAGCCCTTGGTGGTTCTAGCGTTGGCGGTAATGGAGGTCAAGGATCAGGAGCTACCCCTCCTACTAATGGCGTAACAAATCGGGGCGGCGGCGGCGGGGGGGCAAGTATCGGTAATTCCGGTGCTAACGGCGGTTCCGGAGTTGTAATTATTTCTTATGCTTCAACTTTTCCTGATTTGGCTTCTGTTGCTGGCACATTAACTTGCAACGGTAGCGCTGGAAACAATGTTTCTACTATTTCTGGTGGGAATAAAATTTATATATTTACCGCTGGTACTGGTTCTATTCAATGGTGATTGATATGGCTTATTACGCATTTTTAGACAGCAATAATGTAGTAACCGAAGTTATCTCAGGAAACAATGAAGGGGATAACGGTATTGATAATTGGGAACAACAGTATGGCGACTTTCGCGGTCAGGTATGTAAGCGCACTAGTTATAACACTAGAGGAAATACTCATACAAATGGTGGTACTCCGTTTCGAGGAAACTATGCTGGCATAGGTTTTACTTACCGCGAAGATATTGATGCGTTTGTTTCCCCGCAGCCATTTCCAAGTTGGACATTAGATTCCAATGTTGTTTGGCAACCGCCTACTCCTATGCCTACAGATGGTATGTATACATGGGATGAGGCCACAACATCTTGGAAGCAAGTTGCAGGAGTATAAGTAAATGGCGCTCGATCCAATAACCGCTATCTTAGACATTGGCAGCAAGGTCATTGACCGCGTATGGCCTGATCCGTCACAAGCGGCGGCGGCTAAGTTGGAGTTGTATAAGCTACAGCAAACGGGTGAATTGCAACAAATTATGGGTCAGCTTGAGATTAACAAAGCGGAAGCAGCTAGTGCTTCTGTGTTTGTGTCTGGCTGGCGACCGTTTATAGGTTGGGTTTGCGGTATTGCTTGCGCTTGGAATTGGGTCGGTATATCTGTTGCTAAAGTTATTGCTGCGTTTTTCCAGTACCCCATAGTTTTAACGCCTGCTGACTTGTCAGAAATGTTACCGGTTTTGATGGGCATGTTGGGGCTTGGTGTTTTGCGTACCGCTGAAAAAATAAAAGGTGTTGCTGCTAAATGATAAACAGCCGCAGCTTGGATGACTTACTACCACCGGTTAAAGAGCGCGTCGAAAAGTTTTTAAGCTCCGCAAAAGATGCGGGGATTGACTTGCTAATCACAAGCACTTATCGGGATAATACTAGTCAGAATGTACTGTATGCGCAAGGGCGCACAACGCCCGGAAAAAAAGTAACTAATGCAAAAGCTGGGCAGTCTTGGCATAACTATAGATGCGCTGTGGATGTTGTCCCAGTAGTGGCGGGTAAACCCCGTTGGGATGTGAAAGATGAAGTTTGGCAGCAAGTAGGTGCGTTAGGTAAGGCCGCAGGCTTAGAGTGGGCTGGGGATTGGAAGAAGTTTAAAGAGTACCCGCACTTTCAATACACAGGTGGCCTGACACTTGCGCAGCTTCAATCAGGTGCAAAGATTGGATAAAAATGCCATTACAGAAACTACAACTTCGTCCAGGTGTTAATAGGGAAGGTACAACCTTAGCCAATGAAGGCGGTTGGTTTGAGTGCGACAAGATTAGATTTCGTTCAGGATATCCACAGAAGATTGGCGGATGGACTCCAATCTCCAGCAATACATTTCTTGGCGTAGCTCGTTCTCTTTGGAACTATGTAAGCCTGCGCGGCTATAACCTTCTCGGTGTAGGAACAAACGTAAAGTATTACGTTGAGAGTGGTGGTGTTTATCACGACGTTACACCTCTAAGAGCAACAGATACTTTAACCAATCCGTTTACTACTGTCAGTGGATCATCCACAGTGACTGTTACTGATGCTGGTCACGGCGGTATTAACGGTGACTACGTTACATTTTCTGGCGCTTCTACTGTAGCTGGTTTAGACCTCAACAATGAATACGTTATGTTCAATGTTGATACCAACTCATTTCAAATTGCGGCTGCAACAACAGCTAACGCATCTACTACTGGCGGCGGGACTGTAACAGCGGCGTATCAGATTAATACTGGCTTGGCTACGTTTGGCTATTTGACTGGCTGGGGCGCAGGTCTGTGGGCTGGTTTTGTATACGGCACAGCCCAGACTAAATTAAGTCTGCCACTAAACACCAGTAATACGACAATATCTGTCACATCCACTACAGGGTTTGCCAATGCTACTGGCACTCTGATGATTGGTAACAATGAGTTAACTACGTACACTGGAAATACTTCCACTTCATTTACTGGTGCTACTCGTGGATTTAGTGGAACTATAGCTACGGCATTCCCTGCCAATACTGCTGTATACAACGCGGCTACGTTTACTGGCTGGGGTCAGTCTGCTGCTTACGGTATTGCACAGCAACCGCGTATATGGTCAGAGGCTAACTACGGTGAGTACCTAATTATCAACCCTCGCGGCGGCGCATTATATTTATGGGTGCCGGATTACAGCACATCTGGCAACTTACAGTTTGCTGACAGAGCTGTGTTACTTTCACCTGGTAGTTCTGGTATATATCAGACAAGTAATAACTGCCCTTCTGTTTGTAATTTTGTAATGGTCTCAGATGCGTCACGTTTTGTATTGACGTTTGGCGTTAATGATTACAACGAAACTATCCAAGACCCAATGTTAATTCGTTGGTCTGCGCAAGAAGATTATCAAACGTGGACGCCAGCGATTACTAATCAGGCTGGTAGTTTCCGTCTGTCTAGCGGCTCTACTATTGTTACAGCCCAACAGACTCGCCAAGAGATATTGGTATTTACGGATGCTGCGCTGTTTTCTATGCAGTATCTTGGCCCACCGTTTGTGTGGGGATTCAACATTCTGTCTGACAACATATCTATCGTCGGCCCGAACGCGGTAGCAACAGCTAACAACTTAACTTACTGGATGGGTGTGGATAAGTTCTACGTCTACACCGGTCGAGTGGAAACTCTTCCATGTTCACTTAGAACATACGTATTTGGTGATATTAACTTACAACAAAGTTATCAATTCTTTGCTGGTACAAACGAAGGATATAGTGAGGTATGGTGGTTCTACTGTTCATCTACGTCTGAAGTTATTGACCGCTATGTGATCTACAACTATTTGGATCAGGTTTGGTACTACGGTAATTTGGGCAGGACTGCTTGGAGTGACAGCCCGCTGCGTGATTTTCCTATGGGAGCCACGTACAGCCAGACAGTTGTATTCCATGAAAGCGGCACTAACAATATAGAAGTAAACGGTACTACTCTGCCTATCACTTCATTCATTCAGTCATCTGACTTTGACATTGGTGATGGTCATAACTTTGGATTTGTGTGGAGGATGATTCCTGACATTACGTTTGACGGATCAACTACGCCATCTCCTAACAAGCCAGAAGTAACATTTAGCCTGCGACCACGCCAGAATCCTGGTGCGCCGTATGGAACGGCTGACAGTCCAACAGTTGCATCTGCACAGTCATACAACACGGTCAAGAACTACAACGTGCAGGAGTTTACTCAGATTGTGTATACCAGATTGCGCGGTCGCCAAATGGCTTTTAGGATTAGCTCGGATCAGTTGGGATGCCAGTGGCAATTGGGTGCGCCAAGGATTGATGTACGCAGCGACGGTCGGAGATAGGTATGTCAACTGGTACTACAAAAGCGCCAAACTTACCAATAGCTCCGGTAGAATATAGTCGGGCGTATCAAGACCAATTAAACAACGTATTACGGTTGTACTTTTCCCAATTAGATAATCCTGGCATAAGCTCTGGATCAGCGGAAAGAACAGGAAATACCGTTACAGCGGCGCTAAATTTTAGTACCACTGATCCAACTACTGGAAACACCGTAGTCAGTTTTGCTACTAGCGTGGATGAATCAGCCGGAAGATTACGAATAGGCGATGTCTACTATGACGTTGCAACAACTGCATTAAAGATAAAGGTGTCTTAACATGAGCCTGCACACACTAGCTAACCATCTCCAAACCGCCGGTCGCGGTGAGGACAAGGTACTTGTACACATGACCCCAGGCGAGGTCAACGGATTACAGTCCTTGGCTATGGCACACGGTGGTTCGTTATCTATCAACCCTGAGACTGGATTACCAGAAGCTGGATTCCTGTCGAGCATTCTTCCTATGGTTGCTGGTGCTGCATTAGCGGCGACTGGCGTTGGCGCTCCTATGGCGGCGTTGATGGTGGGTGGTGCTGGTACGGTGGCTACAGGTAGCCTTAAAAAAGGTTTGATGATGGGCTTAGGTGCCTACGGTGGCGCAGGTATTGGTGCTGGTTTGTTGGGTGGTGCGGCTGGTGCTGGATCTTCTGCTCTGGCTTCTGCTGGAGCTGCTCAGAATGCAGCTAATTTAGCGGCGCAAGCCAATTCTACTCTTGGCAATACTATGGCTGGCGGCGCTGGTATGATTGGAGGTGCTGGTGCCGGTGTTGCAAGTCAACTTCCAATTGGATTGCAAAATGCTGCTGGTGTTGGTACTTATGCTCCTCCTGGAGCACAATTGCCAGTTCAGCCACCAGGAACATTGACTGCTTTTGGTGGGAGTGCACCGACAAACACGCCCGTAGTTTCCCCAAGTGCGGTAGACCCAAGATTGCCGCCAGTAGGAGCAAATCCGCCAGCATCTTCTGTGTTTGACAAAATAAAAAGTATTCCAGGAACGGCAT